TTGCGTAAGACGCAACAATTCCTACATCTGAATATCCTAGAGTTCCATAGGAAAATGCACCCGTTGTGACGTTTGCATAGATGTTTGCAGTTGCAATATGATTTTGAGCGGTGACATTGGTAAATGTTGCATTACCACTTTGTATGGTGACGTTGGCTAAAGTTACATTGCCCAGGTTAGCAGTTGAACTTCCTAGTGCAATCGTGGTGTTGCCAATAATGACGTTGCTGTTGGCTAGTCCAGAATTAGGAATGGTCAAAGATGCAGTGACATTGGCAGTATTGTTGGCGTAGAGGTAACCCGTTGCCGTTGTGATTGCTACGTTGGCAAAAGACTCTGTAGTGCCTCCCAATACCTTTTCCCAGACCGTCCCGTTAAAGATAACCCAGTCACCCACAGACCAAGAAGATATGCCGTCTAGCGTGGTTGTTCCCGCTACAGAAACCACATAATATGTGTTTTTAGTACCCACACCAGATGTAAGCGTGGGCGAGTTTGTATTGGCATTCCATGTGCCAGCGTAAACTAATTGCCCCGTTAACCCAATATAAGATACTGTTTTTAACATGATCAGTCTCCGTCACCACAAACTATGTAAATGGTTGCAGACCCACTTGCCACATTTGCAGAAAAGTAAGCATTAGGCACAAACGTGAGAATCTCATCTGTACCAGGCAAGAGGGCTAGACAGTTGTTCTGAGTGGTTGTGGGCACAACTGCACCAGCTGCAGCAAGTGAAGAAGTCTGCCCATATCCTAGAAATGCAGTTACATTGCCACTATTGATGATCCTGTACTGATTTCCACCCAGCGTAGAAGACAACACCTGTGTAGGTGCTGGCGCAGTGGTAGACGCTGTAATGACTACAGTGTTACCAGATGGGGTGAATGGGGCAGATACACTCATTGCTGATGTTCCACAGGAGCTGGTGGAGTGGCTTGTTTCTGTATTTCTGCAATAAGAGGCGCAACCTCCTGATAAGGTTTAGTAGCCAAATATTGAAGAATAGAGTTAACAAGTTGAGTTTGTAGAGTTACTGTTTCCATTTTTATGCTCCTTGTGTTGCCCAGGGAAGGGGAGGTGTAACCACAGTAGGATTGATCTGTGCGTTAATCATGCCATCCAATGCGGTCTGTGTTGCTGTTTCTGATACACCCGCACCCCAAATCCAATTAAGCACATCTTGTTGCGTTAGGCTTGCAAACGGGGTGAAAGGTGACCCAGCGGTGTAAGTCAAAGATTGCGTGCTGTATATAGTCGCTGTATAAGGCACAGTTTGACCATTCACAACGTGCGTTTGGTCTGATGTTGCGTTGCAACGCCAGTGAACTGTAAAGACTACGTCTGTTTGTGATTCGTATGTGGGATAGCAGTCCATCTGCTCCACAATCCAGTTGTATGTGTTTGACATAATTTAAGCTCCTACTTTTTTAGATTTACGTTGATTAACTTTTGCGGGTATAACCTGCAAATTCCAAGGAACATGAAGTCCTGATACTGTTTTACCTTGTAAAGGCACAATATGGTCAACATGATACGATTCATTCATTACATTTGAACACCAGTTAGCTAGAGAATATTCCACCTCTATTTGTTTTTTCATTTCATTTGTTAACCATTGTGGTGTTCTTTTTTTCTTTCCTGCTTCTCGTTGCATCCATTTGGCATTAACTTTGTCACGATTGTTAGTTGCCCAATCTGCTATAAGTTTTGCATATCTTTTTTTGTTTCTTTCTTGCCAAGCCTTAATAGCACCATTAGCCTTGTCAGGATTGCTTTCACGCCATTCTTTTGCCTTTGCCAACCTACGCTCACGATTGATGGCATTTTTGGTTTTAGAACGCTCAGATTCACATGGCTTGCAATAACAATGGTAACCACCCTTATGGGTCTTACTTGTGTAAAACTCCGTAAAGGGTTTTTCTTGGTTACACTTTGTACAAGTTTTCATTATGCGTTTGCGATTTTGGTTACAGTTCCTGATGAGCCTCTAAAATACAACGCACCACTAGAAACATACAAAGAACCACCAGTAATATTTCCAGTTGGCGCAGTAGCATTACCCATAGCCAAAACACCGACTGCCGAAGCTGGAGTTGATGTAGTAGCTAATAACAAGTTACCACTAGTGTCTATACGAGCGCATTCTGTGTTGTTAGTAGCAAAGCGAAGTGGCGTGTTGGTTGTAGTTCCAAAATAGGAATCACCAGAAGCGTTGTAGAGGATGACTCTGCTACCGCCTACGCGCTCAAAGTAGCTAACATTATCGCCAGAGTTGGCAACGTGCAAACGAACAGATGGGCTTGTAGTACCAACACCCAAATTCCCACTATTATCTAGTGTCATTGAGGCAGTTGAAAAGCCTGATATTGTTCCTCCTGCTGAACCTGATGTTCCAGTAAAGAAACTAATAGTGCTTCCATACTGAATCATTGAAGCATAACCATTATTTTTATATACCCAATTTGTGCCGTTATAGTAAAAGTTATAACCAAATGCAGAAGTTACAGAAGTTGCATAAGCACTTCCATAAGACAGTTCAAAACCTTTAAACCCGCTTCCCCAAGCACTAGGAGTAACTCCTAATCCTAAGTTACTACCATCAAACACCAGCGCAGACCCAGTAGCCAAAGCACTTGTACTAGACGCATACACCACACCATTGGCTGTGAATGCTGAACTAGACCCTGTGCCACCTTCTGCAGCCGTGATGGGCGTGCTGACAGACGAGATGGTGACGTTAGACAACGTGACGTTTGTGAACGTGCCTGAACTGACCGTCACGTTAGATGCAGTCGTGTTACCAGAAATAGTGCCACCTGTGATTGCCACATTTGCCAGTGCCACAGACCCGTTGCCTATACCGTTCACAGCCTGGTAGACGGTGGCGTAGTCACTGTCTAGGTTAGATAGTGGAATAGCCGTGGTTGCGTTTCCAAACGTGTAGGGAACTGTAATTGGTAATGCCATGTTAGAACCTCACTCTTAATTCATGCTCAAACTCAAATGTGTTGACGATATACCCAGCAGAATTACTGGTTAGCGTTAACCCTAAATACTTACCGTACTGCTCTGCATCTGATTTGTACAGATAATATCCCGCCTGATTTAACCAAATTATCGTTGCAGACGAGTTGTTTGTCCAACCAATGAGGTTGCCCAAGTTGTTAGTCCACCCTATCGTGTTTGTAAGCGTATAGGCGGGGCTAGAACCCGTTTCTGAGTCCACGGTGACACTCAGAGTACCACCTTGCGACAACGTGGCCTCTACAGCGAATTTGAGGGCTTGTTTTGTCCTGATGGGGTCTCCCATCTCGTTGAGTGCAGTCTGGATATAACTGCTCACATTGCTTGTACTATCGCTGTACAACTGTCTTAATACTTTTTTATCATCTGTACCATACAGTTTGACCTTCCCTCCAAATGGAACAGAGGTCACATATTGAATGTTGCCCTGGCTAGATATGTACCACTTCTTTTCAAAGAAAATAGCCTGAATGTAGCGTGATCCTGATGGCCCAAGAGGAAAGGAGCTGTTCACATAGAAGTTAAACACCGCACACAAGATGTTGTTGAGCAGCGTTTGACCCGCTGTGACAGGCTTACTGAAGTCAATATAGGGAAAAATACCGTCTAGCGGGTCAGAAATCTTCGTGGTGGTAGAGCCGACCAAGGCATAAATACCGTAGTCGTTCATAAACAGGACTGACCTGAAATAGGGGAAAATGGCGTATATTCTGGATGTACCTATAGACGCACTCACGTTGGTGTTGGTGAACACCGTAGCCCCTGTGGAGGTCACTTGCAAGTCAGAAAACACGTTGATGCTATCGTCTCCAAAAATATACAAGAAGTTATTGGCAGACAAGAGTCCCTTGATGTTGCCGTGCAAGGTGCTATCCTGAATGTTGAACGCCACAGCAGAGACAGACGTGAAATCTGTGGGGCTTGTGGAGGCAGACGCATACACCGTGCGCCCCTGTGCCACCCAAACTCTGTTGGAAAAGGTAGCCAAGTCCACTATGGGGTTTAACTGCACAGTCGCAACAAGGTTTGCACCCGTGCCACTACCACCTGATACTGCCACAGACGGTGCAGAGGTATAACCCGTGCCAGGATTGTTCATAATGACCTGGCTGACCACGTTTCCAGAAACAATAGCAGTTGCATTTGCGTTTGCACCCCCACCACCCGTGATGGTGACTGCCAGGTTGCCATATTGACCGTAGCCTGTGCCCCCGTTAGTGACCTGAATGGTCACTGCACCTGTGGCAAAAGTGACGAGCTGGGCTAGAGCAGTAGCATTTGACCCGCCACCACCGGAAATGGTGACGCTAGGCTGAGACGTGTACCCGCTACCCGCATTTGTCAGCGTAATAGCGTTCACAATACCCGTGGAAAGTGCTGCATTTGCAGTTGCACTAGACCCACCGCCCCCAGTAATACTGACAGACGGGGGGTTAAGGTAGCCCGAGCCAGGCGTGACCACAGAAATAGCCACCACATTACCGCCAGAAATGGTGGCTGCAGCCGTAGCCGTACTTCCACCCGTCACGTCAGGCGTAGAAAGGGTCACAGTAGGCACAGATGTATAACCTAATCCACCCGTTAAAACTTGTATGCTTTGCACCCCGCCAGAACCTGTGGTAATTGATGCTACAGCTGTTGCCCGAACACCGTTGGCATTGTTGGGCGTGGAAATTACCACGTTTGGAGCAGACGTGTAGTTGATACCAGGGTTGGTAATGGCAATACTGCCCACAGAACCTACAGGAATCAGACTAACCCCGTTCCAGTCAAACAAACCCTTGTTGGGGTCACCCACAAACAGGTCAGTATTTTGGTATTGCGTGCTAGATACGTTGGCATTTGACAGTGTGTTTGTACTTGCAATAGTGACAAAGTTGTTAGAAGACAGGTCAAATGCCTGTAATGCTCCATTATCTTCTGCAGCCACAATGTAATCGTCATTGATGTTGGCAGAAGTGAGGTAAGTGACGTTGTTGGTGAACACCACCGCATTTGCACCGTTGGTCACGTTGCTACTGGTGGGAATAATCCGCATATTGCCAGACCCCACAGGCATGGCGTTCTCTAACCAGGAGAACTCATCCTTGTCGATAGCCGTGCGGTTGGCTTTGGTGTTGAGACCCTTGAAAGCCTTGATTACCTGGTAGGACTTCTTCTGTTCTGCGGAGGCCATTCTTACCCTCCACTACTGTATGGATCAGGAATCCTTCTTGTAAACGTGCTGTTCAAGACGTTTAATATGTGTTTGTTATATTCTTGTTTGAAGATTTCAGCCTCACCATAGGACTGTTCATAGAACTTGGCCTTGTATGCAGCGTAGTATTGCACCGCTGTAGACCACGGGTCAATGATGCTGTCGGTCTGGGTGGGGTTATTGAGTGACAACGCAGTGGGCAAAATATTGGTATCTACCTCGATGTAGTAGAGTTGGTCTGGTATGGGGGCAATGTAGATGGCCTGTTGCCCGTACATAGAGAAACAGATGGGTCTGCCCACATAATTCTGCCAGTAACGCAACTGGGCGGTGAAGTTGGACCAAGGCAGATAACGCAAAGGTATCCGACTATTGCCCCAATATAGGTTGATATTGACAACATCATAGACATTGATGCCCTGGGGCAACGCATTGAATGGAAGAACCTCGCAATTACTCACATACTGCAGCATGGCAGTGCCATCTGCAAATGGAGTGGTGGGCGGGAAAGGATTAGCACCATTAGGATAAATTGGTGCAGAGTTGCCTGATGTCCCACTTTGGGTGTAGACATAGTTGTAGATGTTGGAGAAGACGTACTGACCAGCTGTGACTGCGGTGTTGCCTTGCCAAATGGTAGGAGAAACACCCGTCAGGGCAGTAGAGTTGTAAGCCAGGGGAGCTGTAGTAGTCTGAAGATTACGCAGACAACCAGTATCTCTAACGGTGCGTTCTCTCGCCTCGTTAATGTAGGT